TATTCCATTTTGTGGCTATTGTAGGAATAGTTCCTATAGCACATTCAAAATTATACTCAGCCAGATAACCACTATTCATTAAAAATTTATTATCATTATAGTCTATCTTTAGATTAGCACCTATGTCTCCTGTATATTTTATAAATGGGTCATAATTAATTAAAAATGCATCTAAACTTAACGCTCCAACATATAGGCCTATAGGAGCCCTAGATAAATTGTTAGTATTGGAACCTAAATATTTTAGATCTTCATATGGTAATTCATAGCTTGCGGCTATAGATTGAAGGCCTGTTAATGGCGCAGAATCTATATAAACCTTATTAAATTCCTTTGTAAGTCTAGATAACATTCCTTATACCTTTACTATAAATTACACAGCATTAGGTGTAAATATATTAAAGGAATAAGGTAAGGTATATGGCTTCTATTAATGATAATATAGAGAATTGGGCTAGTATTAGTGGCGGACATCAGTTTATTAAAAATGACATAGTAAAATATCATGGTTATTTTTGGTATGCATTAAAAGACCATGTAAAAAGTTCAAGTCCAGGTTCTCCTGATGAACCAGATACAGGATCAGGATCAGAGTATTGGGGCGGAGTAATTACTTTACAAAATAATAAAAAAATACCATTTTTTATATGGATTGCATCTTATACATCAACAGTTCAGCATAAACCATTAGTTACAACTATAAGATTTGGAAATGGATATGAACAAAGAATTAGTAAAAGCTTTAATCCAGATCTAAAAGTTTTACAATTTAATTTTGATCAAAGAACAGAACATGAAGCCAGAGCAATTGTTCACTTTCTTAAAGAAAAGGGTGGAACAAAATCTTTCGCATTTAACCCTCCTGGAATTTACGCGGACACAACATATAAAACTAGATTTGTTTGCAGAGAGTGGGAATCTAATTTTACATTTAAAGAAAATTATTCAATACGAGCAAAAATTGAAGAAATTGCAGGTTAAAAAAAATGAGTCAACAAGCTAGCGAATATTTCCTATCTGCGTTAGAGGCTCAAAGATCGATCAATACTCATATTCATGAAGTCGAGCCTACAACTCCAATTATGTTATATGAAATCAATTTAAATGAAATTAAACCAGCTACAATTACATATCCAACTGTTAATGGACCAATAAGAGATGGTGTTCTAAGAATTCATAATGATTTTAATTTATTTAATATAAATCGAGGTATTATAAAATGGAAAGGCAATTATTATTTTCCATTTCCAGTTTTTGGTGAACAATTTGATATCACTTCAAATGGTACAATTCCAACGCCAAAAGTAAAATTTTCAAGTCAGTTTTTAGATGATGAATATAATTCTTTCTATAAATATATTCGTATGCAAATTAATGAACTTAAAGATATTGTTGGGGCAAGAGTCACAAGGAGAAAAACTTTTGTTAGATATCTAAGTCCAGATAATTTTGCTGGAAATGTAAATCCATTTAATGAATTTAGTCAAGCTCCTTGGGCTTCAAGAGATGGAGATACATTAACCGTAAGAGCAAATAGCCCTATACCTCCTCCAACAGACATGTCAAAATGGTTAATATATTATCCAAAACCTAATTATGGCTCAAGAAATAAAATTTTTACATCAATATCTACTGATGATAGATTAAGAACTTTAGGAATTCAATTACAACAACAGAATTATTCGATAGAATCAACAGATTTTTTTAGTTTGTTAACAAACGAAAATATAGAACTATCTAATTTATTAGATAATTATTTTTCTGTAAATGTATTTGCTATATCAGGAAATTCTTCAAATTATTCCACTATTATTCCTGACTATAAAAACGAATTCACGCTTTTAAATGAAACAGGAAAATTAAAATTAGTTTGTAGTTCTTTGAATATAGATTCAAATACAGGAATAACTGGACAATTAATTCCATATAATTTAACTTTTTCTGAGAATAGTGGTAATATAGTTAGTTTTATATCTATAAAATCAAATGTAGACAGTATTGGAGTAAATACAAATTATTATATTAAAGATCAATATAATACTGGAATTAATGTAATATTTTCTAGTGGTTTAGATGGTAATTTTGATTTGAATTATTTAAGTTTAAAAACTGGATATTATACTGGAATTAATCCATACTCCAAGGAGCAAATAAAATTAGCAGCATTAAGAATAGAAAAAAATTTTTCAACAAGTACTTCGGGCGACTTAAATATAAACTTTCCATTTTCATTCTCTAATGTTCCTAAAGTTTTATTTAATGCATGGTCTGAATCAGGATTTATTTTTGATAAATATATACAAAATATTACTTCAACTGGGCTTACAATTACTGCAACAAATACTGGATTAGAATCTTTTGATCTTGGGGTTCAAAAATTTAATATTATTGCTACAGACTATATTTATGAAGATGCTACGCCAACTGGAGCAACTCAGATTTTTTCTTCACAAGCTAACTTAGCTATTGAATACAAAGACCAAATGATAACTCAAAATATTGAAAATTATGAAACAGAATTGACTCCAGATATTTTTTATATAGATAGAAAAGTACAAGAAGATTCTACTAATGTTGTTTATGAATTATCATCCCTACTTGATGTTGAGGGTGTAAAATTACCTTCACGAATTTTGTTGTCTAAAAATTGTCCATTTACATATAGAGGAGAAGGGTGCATATATGAATATTCAAATAGAATAACCTCTATACATTCTGGAATTTATGGAGAAGTTTCTCTTGATTGCTCTCCAACAGATGATGTCGTTACGAATAAAAACTTATCATATTCCCAAATGGTGATGGGATTACAATCTGCACCACCAGTTGCAGATGCGAATGATAATCCATTTACTGGAGCTATAAATCAAACTAATTGGATCGATAAAGGAGCATGGAATCAAAATATAATTTATACAAAAAATAATTTTGTTTTTATTGAAAAAAATGATATTAAATATTATTTTGTCTGCACTCAAGATCATACAGCTAACGCAATTAATGCGCCACCTAATCAAAATTATTGGTTATCAGACACATGTTCAAAAACTCTAAATGGTTGCAGATTAAGATGGAAAGAAAATCCTAATTTTCAACAAAAAACATTTTCTGGTAGCTATAATTATAGCGCATATTCTACTGCAGTTGGACAGAATGTTGAAATCATAGATAATTTAATTGCTTATAATATACAATCTCCAAAAGATGCGAATGGAAATCAATTAATTGGTCTATTACCATTTGGAGGTTTTCCATCTGTAGAAGGAAAATATCAAAGTCAGCAAGGACCACAATCTTCATGAACCTAGAGTTTAACCTTCAACTTAAAGAAAAGATTAAGAATGAAAGTATTAAAAAATATCCACAAGAAGTTTGTGGTTTTATCTATTTTGACCAAAATACATATAAATTTGATATTTATCCATGTAAAAATACAGCAAATCAAAAAAACAATAATTTTTTAATCTCTCCTCAAGAATATTTATCATGCACTTTATTAGGGAAAATTACAGCATGCTATCATTCTCATTCTAATGATAATTTAGAATTTAGCGAAATGGATAAAGAGAATAGTAACAAATATAATATACATTATATACTTTATAATGTTAAATATGATGAATTTAAATTTTATAGTCCAAATTCTGAGAAGAACCCCTATATTGGAAGACCATTTATGTTAGGTAGATCAGATTGTTTTACATTAATGCAAGAGTACGCTTTAAAAGAAGAGAATGTTAAGATTAATTTTCCAAAGATAAATTCTTATCCAAGATCATTAAAAGATATTAAAAGTTTATATGAAAATAATTTTATAGAACAAGGTTTTGTTAAATTAGATAAGGATACTCCTTTGAAAAAATCAGATGGATTAATGATGCTTTTTCCCAGTGTTTCAGAAGAATATCCAACTCATGCGGCTGTTTTTCTAGGTAATAATTTAATCCTACATCAACCTTATAATTCTTTTTCTTGTGTAAATTTATATGATAGCTTTTATAAGAAACATACAAGTTATGTTTTAAGGCATAGGAGCAAACTATAATGGTTAAGGTTAATCTACATGGTTATTTGGGTGAAGAATTAGGTTCAGAATGGAACCTAGAAGTTTCAAGCGTTGCCGAGGCTTTTAGAGCAATAGAAGCTAATACTCAAAAATTTACTAAACTACTTATTGAGCAAGCAGAGAAGAATGCTAAATACGAAATTTTAATAAATAATCGTCCAGTTTGGGTTCCAAAACCAGAAAAACTACCTCAAGAATTAAAAGATTTAAAAAGAGAGCATTTTGAAATATTGAATAAATCAGAAATTGTTATGAATTTCGGAAAAGAATTGAAAACAATCGATGTTGTTCCAATTTTAGAAGGTGCTGGTGGAGGCGGAGGTGGTGGAGGTGGTGGAGGATGTTTTCCATCTGGAACAAGAATATCTACGCCTAATGGTTTATCAAATATTGAAGATCTAAAAGAAGGAGATAAGATTTTATCTTTT